CGGCGCAGCTGCGCAGCCGGACCCGGAAAGGAGGAGGCAATGACAGACTTGGGAATTTTAGCGACTGTCATCGGCGCCGTGGGCGGCGTTTGTGCGATCGTCTTCGGATACACATCGTACAAGCGAAACCAGAAGGCAGATGACAGTATGAGCGGCAAGGAAAGCGGGACCCTATTCACCGAGATCGGGTACATCAAGAGCGGAATCGACGACATAAAACGCAAGCAGGACAAGCAGGACGAAAGGCTCCTGCAGATCAGCGAGCGCCTGACAGCCGTCGAAGCGTCATCCAAGCAGGCACACAAGCGGCTTGATAGAATCGAACACCAAAACTACTCCGGAGAGTGAGGCGAAAAAGCATGGAACCAACCAGCAAGGCAGGCCGCATACGGAGGACCAAGAAGAACCAGAAGAAGAAATTCGAGTTTTCAAAGCTGATATTCGCGGGCGTTTCAATTTTGACCATTTCGGTGGTCATTTTTTCATGTCGCATGATTTACATCACCGGCGACCTCTCACCGCTCGCATACCTGATCCCTTCCGTTTTTGCGGAACTTGCCACAGCAACGGGCTTCTACTACAAGAAGGCCCAAAAGGAAAACGAGATCAAGCTGCCTCATTACATGGCCGAAAAGAGTTTGACCGGCAGTGAGGAGGCAGACACCGAAAACATCCAGTGAAAAGGAGGAACCAAACATGGATGACAAAAAGAACAAGGCCACGGCCCCGATAGTCACAGACCCGAAGGACCTGACCCCGGAAGCAATCGACGAGTTATCGAACGGGAAAGGAGACGATGACGATGAGTAACAGCCCATTAGTCAGCTACACCAAGATATCGCCGAACAAGACCAGCCCCAGAAACCACAAGATCGACACCATCACCATCCACTGCGTCGTCGGCCAGTGCACAGTAGAGACGCTCGGTGAGGTATTCGCCCCGACAAGCCGTCAGGCAAGCTCGAATTACGGCATAGGCTATGACGGCAGGATCGGCATGTACGTCGAGGAAAAGGACCGCTCGTGGTGCACCTCTTCTTCTTCCAACGACCACAGAGCGATCACAATCGAGGTAGCGAGCGATACCACACACCCATACGCTGTCAAAGACAAAGCGCTGGCGGCGCTGATTGACCTTTGCACAGACATCTGCAAAAGGAACGGCATCAAGAAGCTGCTGTGGAAAGGCGACAAGAACCTGATCGGGCAGGTCGACAAACAGAACATGACCGTTCACCGCTGGTTTGCGAACAAGAGCTGCCCGGGCGATTATCTGTACGAGCGGCACGGGTACATAGCGGACGAGGTCAACAAGAGGCTCGGAGCAGACACTACCACTGCCCCATCCTCTCCCACTACCCCATCGACCGGCACGCTTTACTACGTCCAGACCGGCGCGTATTCCGTGAAGGCCAACGCAGACGCACAATACCACAAGGTCAAGGCCGCAGGCATTGACGCCATTATGAAGCAATCCGGCAACCTTTACCGGGTACAGGTCGGAGCCTACTCCGTGAGGGCAAACGCCGAATCGATGGCAGCCAAGCTGAAAGCAAAAGGCTTTGACACCAACATCACAACCACCGGCGGCACACAGGTAGCGGTCGGAGCTGCCCCTGCAGCAACACCGGCCAAGACCATTAAGGTAGGCAGTAAGGTCAAGGTCAAGGCCGGAGCCAAGACATACACCGGAGGAAGCCTCGCCAGCTTCGTATACAACACGATATACGACGTCCAGCAGATAAACGGCGACCGCGCCGTGATTGGGCTCAAGGGACAGGTTACCGCAGCCATGAAACTGAGCGACCTAATTTTACAATAAAGGGAGGAAAAATCAATGAACGAAACCCTGAACGAACTCCTGATGACCATCATTCAGGCGGTCATTATCCCCGCGATCCCCATCGTAGTGGCCTACCTCGTGAAGCTCCTGAAGGCCAAGACCGAACAGACGGCGACAAAAATCAGCAACGAGCTGGTGCGCCAGTACCTGCAGGAAGCAATCGACTCCGTGCTGCAGGCCGTGACATATGTTTCCCAGACATACGTAGACAGCCTCAAAAAGCAGGGCAAGTTTGACGCGGAGGCACAGAAAATCGCATTTAATACAGCCAAGGACATCGCGCTGCAGCTGCTCACCGAGGATGCCAAGAATTTAATTACTGACCTTTACGGCGACCTCACGGTATGGCTCGACACCAAGATCGAGCAGACCGTCAAGGAGCAGAAGACATTCACAGCCGTACTTGGAACCGCCATAGAGACGGACTCCTAACATACCCCGG